CTAAAAGTCATATTGTTGTTGCTAAAGATGGTGACAAAGTTAAAACAATTCGATTTGGTCAGCAAGGTGCAAGTACAGCTGGTGATCCTAAAAAGGGTGAGTCTGATAAAATGAAAGCAAAACGTAAGTCGTTTAAGGCTCGCCACGGTAAAAACATCGCTAAGGGGAAAATGTCAGCCGCATATTGGGCTGATAAGGTCAAATGGTAATTTTTTTATAAATACTATCAGTAAACATACAAAAAGGAAATCAAAATGAAACGGTTTAGTACATTCATTAACGAATTAGAAGAAAGTAAAAAGAAACTTTCTGGTGGACAAAAGGCGTTAGATAAAGATAACGATGGAGACATTGACGGTGACGATTTTGCTATGATGCGTAAAAAGAAAAACGAAGAAACAGATCAGCTTGATGAATTATCGCCTGAAAAGTTAGGAACTTATATTAATAAAGCTTCTGATGATGCTTCTGATTTCCAGAATACGTCTAAGCGTAAAAAAGGTATTATGAGAGCTACTAAGAAATTAGTTACGAAAGCTGGTGGCGATAAAGACCAGGTCACAAACTATTAATTAACCCAAACTAGGAGAACAACAATGGCACTATGGGGAAAAACAGATGCACTAGCTTCCGTACCAAAATGGTTGGAAGATGCTGCATCAAACACAAACAAATCAAACGATCGCGATAACGCAATCTTTGTCGACCTTACAGAGGCAGGCATTGCATCTAACCGCGCTAAAGGTATTACTGGTCCAGGCTGGTGGTTGTATCATACATCAAATAGCCGTCATTATGCAGAATGCTTGGTACCGATGAAAGTAACCGCAGTTGCTGCTGGCGACTTAGGTGTTACTGGTGATACAGCTGTTGAAGACGCGATTGTAGCTGACGCATAAACAAAATGAAATTAACAGAATCAACCTTTCTGTTATTTGCTTCGAAGTATTACGACAATCCTAATTGTACTGATATAATCGAATTCGATGAGGACTTGAAAAGATTTCAATATTTACGTAAACTTTTTGGTAGATATAGACAAGATAATGATTTGAAAGAAAGGTTGATTTTGAACCACTTGATCGTCATATATAATATTTTTGGACCTGAAGCAACTAACATGCTCTTTATGAAGCTACATGACTATCACGAGTATTTAAAGCCGTTCGTAGAGTATTTAAACTTTATGCCTTCGGTAATAGAATATGATGATATTATGCTTAGTAAAGATAATATTATTTCAGATATAAGTATAAGCGAAAAGCTTAGAGGAATTTAACAAATGGTAGTAGATCTATTTTTAGTCTATCAATTTATAAGACGTTTAGCTACACCATTTAATAAATGGGAAGCACATAAACTCGGCATCATTGATGATAAGGGTAATGTCTTAATTAAATCAAAAGAATTTACTAACTCTCGTCAGAGAAAGGCGTGGGGTATATTTGATAGAATGATAGCAAATCTAAAGAAACTCCTAGCTAAAGTGCCTGGTGGTAGTTCTAGATTTGCTACATACGCAGCTGCGTTATTCCTCATTAAAGAATATAAAGTGTTCACAGATGAATCAACTCTTACTGAAGACATAAGTGATGAACAACTACAAGAATCTATGGAATTATTTTCTAGTAGGTATAACCATTATACTGTGTTAGCTGAAAATGTCAACGAAAAGTTGAAAAAGAGTGATGATATGGGTGCTTGGATAGACGACTTTCAAGACTCAGACGCTCCTCAGTTTAAAGGTAAATCAAAAGAGAAAAAACGTAAGATGGCAATTGCTGCAAAGCTAAGTGCTATGGATGAAGAACCAGTTAATAATGTAGGTGGTGGTAATATCGCCGGAATGGATGGTGGCCATATGTCTAAAGCAGGACAAAAGAAATGGACGTCAAAGAATAGTTCTTCAAAAAATAAAAGACTAAGAGACATTATTGGAGATAAAACATGATTACGTTAGAACAATTCAGTGCAATGATTCCTTCAAATAAAAATCCTGAAGCTTGGTATGAAGCAGCAGTTCCTATGTTTGAAAAATATGAAATCAATACAAACAATCGTATCGCTGGCTTCATGGCTCAGTGTGCGCATGAGTCATTAGACTTTACCCGTTTAGTAGAAAATCTTAATTATTCAGAAAAAGCATTAAACTCAGTGTTTGGTCGTTACTTTGGAAAGGGTAAAAGAAATGCAAAAGACTACGCTAGAAACCAAGAAAAAATTGCAAACTACGTCTATCAAGATGAGTTTAGGTCCAAACGAGGAGCCTTGGGAAACGTTAATCCCGGCGATGGCTGGCTCTTTAGGGGTCGAGGTATCAAGCAGCTTACAGGCAGAAATAATTACACACAATTCGCAAATACAGTAGATATGACAGCCGAAGAAGCGGCTGAGTATGTTTCAACGCCTAAGGGCGCTATTGAGTCTGCTTGTTGGTTTTGGTCTACAAATAAGTTAGAAAAATGGGCAGATAAAGGCGATAATAAAGGGTTAACTAAAAAAATTAATGGCGGTACTATTGGTTTAGATGACCGTAATCGTCGTTGGGATGAAGCATTAGCAATCCTTGGCGGTAAAGCACCAGCCCCCAAGAAAACATCTACAAATGCAGTACGCACTCTACGTAAAGGTATGCAAGGTGATGATGTTAAAAAGATGCAAAAGGCTATTGGCGTAACAGCTGATGGTGATTTTGGATTTGGAACTCTTACTGCCGTAAAGAAATGGCAAAAGATGAACGGTTTAACTGCAGATGGTATTGTTGGACCAGCAACTCAAGCTAAAATGTTTAGTTAGTATAAATAGAATATAGTTTAAACAAAGGAGGCAGTAAAATGTCATTAGAAAAAATTATTGCAGCTGCAATCGAAGGCGATGCAGTTGAAGTCAATAACACGTTCAGCGAAGAAATTAGCAATCGTATCGCTTTGGCTTTAGAAGAAAAATATAAAAAAGCTATGGAAGCAAAAGCTGACGACGAAGACGAAGATGATGAAGACGAAGATGAAGATGATGATGACGACGAGGATGACGACGAGTAAGTCGTTGATCTAAAAATATGCCATCATTCTTATATTTAGGCATTATAATCATGGCAATGGGTGGAGGCGGTGCAGTCTACTACAAATCCACCCAAGCCAAAATTGTAGAACTTGTACAATATAATGCCACATTGACAGCACAAGTAGATCAGATTGCTCAAGTTAATGAAAAGAACTTAGCAACAATTGCTGACATGCAAGCAAACTTTGAACGTCAAAGAGAGCAATATGATGAGTTGCAAAAATCATTCAGCGAAATTAACGCACAGAAAAATCAATTGCAAAAACGCTTAGGTGACCACGATTTAGGAGCATTAGCTGCTGCTAAGCCTACATTAGTAGAAAGGGTCGTTAACGGAGCTTCTAAGAAAGCTTTTAGATGTTTTGAATTGGAATCAGGAGCTGAACTAACAGATAATGAAAGGAAAGCTAAAAATGCAAAAGCGTTTAATAGCGAGTGTCCTTGGGTTTACGATGATCTTATCGCTAGCGGCGTGCTCATCAAATCCGATAGTGGAACCACCGCCGAAAATAATAACTGAAACAGAATACGTTAAACCATCTAAACCAATTGTTCCTAATCCTCCTCAATTAACTATGAGAGAAATAGAATTTATAATTGTAACTCCAGAAAATGTAGATGAAGTATTCGCAAAACTAAAATCTGAAGATAAGGCAATATTTGGTTTAACGGATAAAGGTTATGGAGATATAGCTTTGAATCTTGCAGATTTAAGAGCATACATTCAACAACAAAAGAAAATCATAGGCATATACGAATCTCAGTATGACCAGTAAGAATAGCAGTTATGCTATAAAAAAGTCTATTTTGTTGAACCAACCAGCCCAATATTCATAAATATAGATATATCATTTCTAGTGTGATTATATTATAATCATGGAGTTCGCCACTAGCCTCCGTTATCAAAAGGCATTAAAGGAATAATATATTGTCAAAAGAACAAACTAATTGGGAAACAGATATACGCCTAATACAAAGTGATATCAAACAAATCCAAAAGTTCTTTAACAAGGTTGAATCATCAATGGAACTTATGGTCGACCTTAGTAAAAACGTTGCTGTCCAGTCAGAAGTAATCGCTTTTACAAAAGAAAAGTTAGAAGAAATTGAACGTACGGTTGACGAAACTAGACGTAATGAAGATTTACGTTTACAAGTATTGAGCGATAGGTTAGAAGAATACAGACGATCGTCTCGTGGAGACCATGAAAAACTTGCGCAGCACAACGCTGAAAAACGAGCTATGAGTAATAAAGAAATACTTGAAAAGCTTGAAGTAATGGAACGTGGTTTGCATTCTCGTATCAACGATCAGAATAAAAAAGTTAATGCCCTAGAAAATTGGAAATACTATATGATGGGTATTGGCGGGGTAATCGTTCTTCTTGTCGCGCGAATTAATTGGCCATATCTTTTTAATTAAGTTGTGTACATCTGACAGATTCCGGCGTATAATGTTATTATCACGCAACATGGAATCAATTTATAATGGTAGATTTTGTAGACATACAATATGCTCAAATGCTTTCTGGTCGTCTAGATCAGTTTAAGATAAAACATACTAATCCGTATAAAATCAACTTTCGTTGTCCTATCTGTGGCGACTCTCAAAAGTCACGCTCAAAGGCACGCGCTTGGTTGTTAGAACGAGACAACAAATTCTCATTCTATTGTCATAATTGTAATGCTTCTCAAGGATTTTCATATTTCCTTAAAGGCCAAGATATGCAATTATACAATGATTACGTAGCTGATAAGTTTGTGGGTAAAGCTAATAATACTATTAAGGATACCAAACAAGACGATGATAAGTTTAAGACTAAGGCTCCTGTTTTTAACAAAACAAATCCTCTTGCCAAAATTAAAAAGGTAAGTCAGCTTAAACATGATCATCCTATAAAGCGTTATATCAATCAACGTAAAATTCCACCATCACATCATTACCGTTTATATTTTGCGCGTAAGTTTAAAACATGGATTAATGAAATTATTCCTGGTAAGTTTCAAAGTGTAAAGCACGACGAACCTCGTTTAATCATTCCGTTTCTAGACGAACGCGGTAATTGTTTTGGTGTCTCAGCGCGTGGATTTGATCCTGAAGGTATCAGATATATAACTATAATGTTTGAAGATAGACCAAAGATATTTGGTTTAGATAAAGTAGATCAAACCCAAATATATTATATTGTAGAAGGCGCTATTGACAGTTTCTTCTTATCAAATGCAATATCTATGAATGGTGCTGAAGGTAATAGTAATTCTGCTAACGATAACGCTGTATATGTCTTTGATGCAGAGCCTAGAAATAAAGAGATATGCAATCGCATGGAGAAGGTTATTAAGAACGGCCATAAAGTTTGTATTTGGCCATCTGATATAGATGGTAAAGATATAAACGAAATGTTTCTAGCAGGATTAAATCCTGAAAGAATAATAGAAGAAAATACGTACTATGGTTTAACAGCCGAATTAAAATTAGCCGCATGGCGCAAAACTTGAAGGATTAAAAATGAAAGCTAGACTAATCGCATATTCACAACCATCCAAAGATGAAATCATTGGTTTGGACGACGTACAAGATTTAATCGCGTACTGCGCAAGAGTATCAAACCCATCGAACCAATTAAACCAAGAAACAGCTCCTAAGCTATTGTCATATCTTGCTAAACATGCTCATTGGTCACCGTTTGAAATGGCTAATGCTACTATGGAAATTGAAACAACCCGTGATATCGCTCGCCAAATGTTACGTCATCGTTCATTTGCATTCCAAGAGTTTAGCCAACGCTATGCTGATATCCGTGACCTAGATAGTAAAATGGTTGTTCGTAAAGCTAGATTACAAGATCCAAAAAATCGGCAAAACAGCGTTATGACTGACGATGTATCTCTGCATATGGCTTGGGAAGTTCATCAACGAAATGTTTGGAACGAAGCAATGAAATCATATGCGTGGGCTATTGAAAATGGTATCGCAAAAGAACAGGCTCGTGCTATTTTACCTGAAGGTAATACACCAAGTCGTTTATATATGCAAGGTTCTATTCGTTCGTGGATCCATTATATTGAACTACGTTCGTCTAATGGAACACAACAAGAACATATGGAAATTGCTATTGCTTGTGCCGAAGCCATCACAAAAATATTCCCAAGCATCGGCGCTTTTATTCAAAAAGATTGACATATTACCACATATGTGGTACCGTAGTTGATAAATACACCTACCAATTGATAGACTCATTGGTAGAATTCCAAATAAAAGTAGTAAACGTTGCATAGTTTTGTGATGCGTACTACTTTACACTTTTAAACAAAGAGGCGCCTATGATGTTAGAGAATACGCAACCAATTTCAAATGTAATAGAACTATTAAGACCGGTTAATTATGTAACAAAACGTGACGGAACTACAAAAGATTTCGATAAAGACAAGATTACAGCAGCCGTAGAAAAAGCTATGAAAGGTATTGGAATTAGAAGTAAAAACTTATCAAGTGAGATTACTTCTGAAGTCGTAGAAACTATCAATCTAGAATCAAATGATGTTATTGTAAATGTTGATACTATCCATAAAACAGTAGAGAATGTTATAATGGATATGGGTTTACACGATTTAGCTCGTGAGTATATCCTATTTCGTTTTAACAACAAACCAGACATCTTTCGTAAGCGCACAAGCTTAAAGCCATACGAGTATCCTCAACTAGTAGAATATACTGACGCTATTCGTCATTCATATTGGGTACACACTGAGTTTAATTATTCAGCTGATATTCAAGACATGAAGGTCCGTATGAAACCAGAAGAAGTCGAAATCGTAAAGAAAGCCATGTTGGCTATCTCTCAAATTGAAGTTGCAGTTAAAACTTTCTGGGCTAAAATTGGCGATAGATTTCCTAAACCTGAAATCGCGGCAGTTGGTATTACATTTGGCGAATCAGAAGTTCGTCATGCCGATGCATATTCAAACTTAATCGAAATTATGGGTCTTAATGAAGAGTTTGAAAAAGTAGTAGAAGTACCTGCGATGAAAAAGCGTATTGCTTATTTAGAGCAATCAATTGGTTCTCCTGCAGATGATAAAGACTATTTCCACAAAATCATTCTATTCTCTATGTTTGTTGAAAACGTATCTTTATTCTCTCAGTTCTTAATTATGATGGCTTTCAATAAACACAAGAATGTTCTTAAAGGTATTTCAAATGCAGTTGAAGCAACATCAAAAGAAGAAGATATCCACGCTCGTTTCGGATTTGAGCTTGTAAATATTATCCGTGAAGAAAACCCAGAATGGTTCGATAAAGATAGTAATAACGAAGTTAATCGTCTTTGCCGTGATGCGTTCAAAGCCGAGTCTGCAATCGTTGATTGGATTTATGCCGAGCATGATTTAGACTTTTTACCCAAAGCAACAGTGAAAGAATTCCTTAAGCATCGCTTTAATCAATCGTTAAAAGCTATTGATATGAAGCCTTTGTACGAGGTTGATGAAGAAGCAATTGCAAGTACTGAATGGTTCGTAGAAGAAATCCTAAGTACCAAAAATGTTGATTTCTTTGTCAAGCGTTCGACCGCTTATTCTAAGAAGACAAAGGCATTCACTGAAGACGATTTATTTTAAGGAAGTATATTATGAGAAAATACAAAAAATTCTATTGGCTAAATGATGACTCCAAGACATTTTTGTCGCGCGGTTATCTAGAAGAAAAAGAAAAGCCGCAAGACCGTATCCGTTTCATTGCTGATAAAGCTGAATGGTACCTTAAGGATATGGCAAAAACAAAAGCAGGTAAAGCTTCTTATGACGGCTTTTCTGATAAATTTTATGACTACATGAGTCGTGGTTTTTATTCCCTAGCATCCCCTATTTGGGCAAACTATGGTAAAGAACGTGGGTTGCCAGTATCATGTTTTGGATCGTACATCGATGATAGCATGTCAGCAATCTTATTCGGCCATGCAGAAAATGGCATGTTGATGAAAAATGGTGGTGGTACATCAGGTTATTTTGGCGCAATCAGACACCGTGGAGCTCCTATCCGAGACTCAGGTGAATCTTCAGGTTCTGTGCACTTCATGCAGATGTACGATACTTTGGCTTCAGTCGTATCACAAGGTTCAGTACGTCGTGGTTTCTTTGCTGCATATCAAGACATTGAACACCCAGATGCTGACGAGTTTCTAGACATTGGCACAGAAGGTAATCCTATTCAAGGGTTAACAACTGGCATCAATGTTAGTAACAAATTCATTGATGAAATGAAAGCTGGAGATCCAGACAAACGTCGTCTATGGGCGAAGGTACTACAACGTCGTTCTGAAATTGGTTTCCCTTATATTCTATTTTCAGATAACGTAAACGATGGTCGTCCACAAGTATATAAAGATAAGGATATGAGAGTACACGCTTCAAATATGTGTGCTGAAATCGCATTACCATCTTCACATGAGGAAACGTTTACATGCGTATTGTCTTCTCTTAATGTTTTACATTGGGATGAAATCAAAGAAACAGATGCGATTGAAACATTGACTATGTTCCTTGATACGGTATGCGAAGAGTTTGTTCGTAAAACAGCTGGTCAAATCTATATGAAACGTGCTCGTGATTTTGCTCTGAAACACCGTGCACTTGGTGCTGGTATTTTAGGATGGCATTCACATCTACAGTCTAAGATGATTTCCTTTGAGTCAAAAGAAGCTGCTCAACTAAATCTTGAAATTGCTAAAACAATGCAAGAACGTTCGTATGAAGCGTCTCGTCAAATGGCTAAAACATTAGGTGAACCAGAATTACTTGAAGGTTATGGAATGCGTAATACCACAACAATGGCTATTGCTCCTACTAAATCATCGAGTTTTATCCTTGGTCAAGTATCACAATCTATTGAGCCAGAATTCTCTAACGCTTATGTTAAAGATCTAGCGAAAATGAAAGTTACTATTCGCAATCCATATTTAAAAGAATTGTTAATTAGTAAAGAACAAGATACGCCAGATGTATGGGAATCAATTAAAAACCGTGACGGATCTGTTCAGCATCTTGAGTTCTTAACTGAAGACGAACGTGCAGTATTTAAAACTTTCTCAGAGATTAGTCCAAATACTATTATTGACCAAGCTGCAATTCGTCAACAGTACGTTGATCAAAGTCAAAGCTTAAACTTAATGTTAGATCCAGATATGACTGTCAAAGATATTAATGCCCTATATTTGTACGCAAACGAGATGGGTGTTAAGAGTTTATATTATGCTTATTCTATGTCAGCAGCACAATCTCTTACGAGGAAACGTGTTATGTCAGCAGATTGCGCAGCGTGTGAAGCATAAAAATAATATGGAATATATGAAATACTTTGAAAACACGATTGACGAATACAAATCAGACGGAAGATATAGAGTCTTTAACGATATATTGAGAGAGCGGGGGAATTTCCCTCGCTCAATATGGTATGGAAAATATGCTCCAAAGAATATAGTTAACTGGTGCTCAAATGATTATTTGGGCATGGGTCAAAATCAGTATGTTATTGATGCTATGCACACAGCTCTGGATCAAACCGGTGCTGGTTCTGGAGGAACAAGAAATATTGGTGGAACATCTCACTATCACGTAACACTTGAAAGAGAATTAGCATCTTTACATAAAACAGAGTCTTCATTACTTTTCTCTAGTGCTTATGTAGCAAATGAGTGGACTTTAATAGCCTTATCTAGAATCATACCAAATATCTGTTTTATATCAGATAACAAAAATCATGCTTCTTTAATCATGGGAATAAAACATTCTCGTAGTGAAAAAAGAGTATTTAAACATAACGATATGAACGATTTAGAAGCAACGTTAAAGAAAGTCGTTAAACAAAAATTAAATCCTGTAATCGTATTCGAGTCCGTGTATAGTATGGACGGTGATATATCTCCTATCAAAGATATTGTTGCGTTGGCGCATAAATATAACGCGTTAACTTATATTGATGAAGTTCACGCAGTAGGTTTATATGGTGAGACTGGTGGCGGATATTGTGAACAATTAAACATGTACTCTGACGATATAGATATAATTAACGGAACGCTTGGTAAAGCTTTCGGTGTACAAGGAGGTTATATTGCAGCTAATAAAACGATTGTTGATGCTATTAGATCAGTCGCAAGCGGATTTATATTCACAACATCCATCTCACCTGTTTTGTGTGCTGGGGCTATCGCCTCTATAAATTACGTAAAAGATCACAAATCACTTAGAGAAAAACATCAATCAAAAACTAAGCAGCTTAAGAAAATGCTTAGAAGAAGGAATATACCAGTGCATGAAAATGCATGTACTCATATTGTTCCTATAATGGTAAACGACGCGTTTAAATGCAAAGAAGCAAGCGATCGGTTACTTAACGAATACGGCATATATATTCAAGCAATCAACTCACCAACTGTAGAAGCTGGAACAGAAAGATTGCGCATTGCTCCGACTCCATTCCACACAGATAACATGATGATGGAGTTGGTATCAGCTCTAAGGGATGTATTATAATGAATCAATTACAAGCCGCTTTCTTTAGCGGTCAAACACAGAAAGATAATAGTATGACTAAGATTAAAAAAGCCTTTTGGTTTGTATTAGGCATCCTCTTGGTAGGCGTAGCTTATTTAGGAGTATTACTACCTGGACTACCGTGGAGTACACCTATTTTAGGGGCGACGTTTTGTTTTGCCAAGTCCTCCGACCGTTTACACAACTGGATTATGAACCACCCAAGGTTTGGTCCATTTGTTAAAAACTGGTCTAAACTAAGAGTTTACCCTCAAAAAGCAAAATATTTAATGGTTGCAGTAATGTCAACATCATTAGGATTTATGTATTTTGGTACGGGAAATATAAAAGCAACATTGTATATGTTTATTATGTTTGCACTAATCGTTATTTGGGCATGGCGTTACCCAGGTAGTAAAGCGGAAGCAGAACGTCGTATTGAAGCCGGTGAAAAAATCGGTTGGTTAAAGTAAAGGATATGGTTAACATGAAACAAATATTAAGTGCGGTTTTAGCCACAACTATAGCATCAGGTGCTATGGCAGGTGGACATGAACAACCCGAAGAAAAAAACGGACCGTTCGTTAACGGCACTTTTGAAATCTATATTGACGACACAAATACTGAAGGAACAGTTGATACTCGTTTTGAGGCCATGGGTGGTTACGAAACAGACATCGATCATCCTTTAGCAAATTGGGCAGGTTTTGGAGCAAGGTTCGATACAAACTATGCTTTGAACAGATCTCTTGATAACACAATTACTGAAAAGCAAATGGGACTCGGTATCGGTAATAACGCAAGATTATACGTAGGTGAAACAGATGCTCAGCGTTTAGGTTTTGCAAAAACATCTAAAATCGGTGCACCTGTTATTATTACAAAACCAAGTTCTCGTATTGATCATAACGAAAAAGTAGTTCTTACTTTTGGTGGTTGGGAAAACAACGACGAGTTTGAATTTAATACATATCGTTTAAAGCGTGATATGCCATATGGCGGCGTAGTTGGTTGGAATCCTGAAGACGATTCACTATATTACGGTGCAACTGCTCGAGTAAGTATTCTCGACGTTTCGTATATGGGCATTAAGAAAGATGATGAAACACAACATGGTTATTCGGTTGGCACATCATTCCATCGCATGGGAGTTCCAGTAGGTCTTGGCATTGAAAGATGGGAAGACGCTGAGAATACACGCATGGACTTTGGTGTAATGTATAATTATAGTAAAGAAATAATGTTTACTGCGCATAGAGTTGCAGACGACGACTTAGGATTTACATATAACTATCTTGCAGCAATTCATACTAAAGGACCAGTTGAGTTAGGATTATATCTACATCAAGGAAAAGACCAAGTAAATCCTTGGACCGGTCAAAAATCAGAAATCGATGATAGCATTAAGGCTACAATCAAATATAAATTCTGATTATAAATAAACTTAATATGGCAATCACCTCTGATATCACGTGATTGCTTTTACAAAATGTTATTGATGAGGAGTATATAATGAAGAGAATATTAATTACTGGTGGCGGTGGCTTTATTGCCCATCATTTAATTAACCAAGTGCTTATGCGAACAGATTGGGAAATTGTAACACTAGATCGCTTAGATTATAGTGGCAATCTTAATCGTTTACACGACTTGCTTCAAGAACGTACTCCAACCGAGAGGAAAAGAGTCCGCACAATCTTCCACGATTTAAAAGCAGAAATTAACCCGATGCTAGAAGCAGACATCGGTCCTGTTGATATCATTGCACATCTTGCAGCAGGCTCTCACGTAGATCGTTCTATTGATAGACCTATGGAATTTGTGATGGATAACGTTGTTGGTACTGCAAACCTTTTAGATTATGGTCGAAGACAAGATAATCTAGAACGTTTCTTGTACTTTTCAACTGATGAAGTATTTGGTCCTGCACCAGAAGGTGTTAAATACGATGAATACGATCGTTATAATTGTACTAATCCTTATTCTGCATCTAAAGCTGGAGCAGAAGAACTCGCAGTAGCTTATCAAAATACATATAAAATGCCAATATACATTACCCATACAATGAACGTATTTGGCCAAAGACAACATCCAGAAAAGTTTATTCCTATGACTATTCGTAATGTACGAGATGGCGGTACGGTAACTATTCACAGTGATGAAACAAAAACAATTCCAGGTTCACGTCATTATATTCATGCTGAAGATGTTGCAGATGCTACATTGTTCCTATTAGAAAACGAACGCACTCTTGATATGACAAACAATACAGGCATTAAGTGTCCTAAGTTTAATATTTGTGGATCGACAGAATTAAACAATTTAGAATTAGCTCAATTAATTGCAGAGTCTCAAGGGAAGGAATTAAATTATGAATTTATGGATTTCCATTCTAGCCGTCCTGGGCATGATCTTCGTTATGCTCTTAGCGGTGATCGTATGGCGAACATGGGTTGGACTCCACAACCAGTTAGAGAAAGAATTGATGAAGTGGTTCAATGGACTTTAAACAATAGAAGGTGGTTAGACATATGAGTTTTGTACAATTTATAGAAGGTGAATATAATAGAGTAAAGAACACTTTCTCTGATATTAACGAACACATCGAATTGCTATATACTTTAGGAATGGAATGTGATAGAATATGTGAAATGGGTGTCAGAGATGGTGCTAGTACTAGAGCATTTCTTAATACTAACGCATCTTTGAGATCATACGATATCGAATTAAACGAAGAAGTTCAAAACCTATTCACAAGAGCAAAGTCTGTTGGAAAAGATGTAACTTATGAAAAAGAGAACGTTTTGAATATTGAAATTGAGCAGTGTGATTTGTTGTTCATTGATACGTGGCATTCTGGTTCTCAATTAAAACGTGAGCTAGAAATACATGGTAACAAGGCTAACAAATATTTAGTATTCCATGACACTCATACATATGGATGCAGAGATGAAAAACAAAACTGGAGAGACTTTGCGGATAAACGACCAATAGCAGGCGAAGGGTTACTTAAATCAATAATCGATTTTGTTATCGAAAATCCTGAATGGAAGTTTAAAGAATTAAGAACAAATAATAACGGCCTAACCGTTCTAGAAAGGACAAAGTAATGATTGTAGATTGCTTTCCATTTTTTGCACCAACAGGAGAAGAACTCTTAAAACTAAGAGTTAATCTTTTAAAAGATGTAGTCGATAAATTTATTATTGTTGAGTCTGATAAAACTCACAGTGGTAAACCAGTACAAAGAAAGTTTCTTGAGATTGCCCAGAAGCATGGTCTTCCAATGGAAAAAATCATCTACGTCGAACATCACATTCCAGAACGTGAAGATATCGTAGTTGAAAAGATTGATAAGATTAATGCAGGTGTAAATAAAGATAATGAAGATTCAGTATATGCTCGTGCAAGAGAAAGAATGCAAAAAGATGCGGTAATGGAAGGCATGTCTGGTTTTAGAGATAACGATGTATTCTTATACGGTGATGCTGATGAAATCATTAGACCAGAAAATGTTAAATGGGTTGCAAGAATGGCTCTTGCACATCAAGAAATTATTCTCAAAATACCGTTAGCTTATCTGCAGGGTCGTGCCGATTTAAGAGCATATAATACTGACGATAGTCCAGTTGTATGGTGGAAAGCCATGTTCTTTGCGAGTAAAAAACAAATTATGGAGTTTTCAGTAAACAAAATCCGTTGTGGTTCTATGCAC